TTGCTGACGAGGCCGCTAGAGTTCACGTACCACGAAAAGTACGAAAGGCCACGATAAGCCGAGCGCAAGCGGTGATAATCTGTTTCTCCGTCTGCATTTTTCTTCTGCCGGTTAGTAACATCTTCGTAATACTTATACGGCGTTTTCTTTGGGTCTACTTCGTCCGCCGACAGTAAGAAAAACAGATCTTCTGTATCATCTCCGCTGTTATTCTCTTTCACTACCTTTGTGAGGTAAGGAATGAGCTTTTTGTATCTCTCACGAAATTCTTCACTCTGCAGGTACTTTCTCAATTCTGATGTCTCCCACACATTACTGCCATAATCGCCTGTTGTATCGAACGGTCTTTCCTCCATCACAAGGTCGTGCATCTGAATTGTGATACTGTGTTCAAGGCTCTTGTCTACAAGTTTCTCTGCGTCAATTCCGATGATGTCATGCTGGATAACTTCTCCGTCAAATTCAATATCGATCGTGTCACCCTCTGAAAAATAATCCCTGACACGCCCAAGTCTTACAACCTCCTGTATCCATTCTAACGAAATAGGCTGCGTTGTCTTATGTGTTATTGTTGCCAAATCTTCGCCATGTTCGGCGTTTTCCCTGTTTCTTACTTCCTGTGAATGAACCTCTGCCCGAGCGTCATTCCCGGATAACTTCATTGCTGCTTTTGATACCTTTTCTTCTGTAAAATCCAAGAATGCCTCTCGTTCCTGTGCGATAAACTTTTTACTGCCTACTGCCTCCATGCTAAATCCGTAAGCCTTTAATCTGATTTCATTCATCTTCTCTACCTCCATTTAATTCTCATGCGTTCTACTATTGCGAATTTCTTTTTCCTAGCGCTCACATTTGCGAGTTTCCAGGGTAAAAAAATTACCCCGCTTCCTTCTGCAGTAATCTCAGAAGCGGATGCCACGGTCTTGTACCGCGAATGCGGCCGATAATCTTCTTGATATTGCACTCTGCTTTGCTGATTTTCACGTACCCTTCATACTTTCCCTGGTTTCTTTCCGTAACCGGTCTGTCGTGGAATCCGTCCGTAATCATAAATCTGCCCTTCGTATCTGCTTCATCCTTGAAAGCCACATAATGCTTATTGCCATGTGCATAATACCCGACAATTACCATATCTCCTACCTCCCTTCGTATCTGTCGTGAATCGCTATCGGGTAGCTGATCCCGGTAATCTGTTTGAATCTGCTGTCCGATGCGTAAAGAATATTGCCGCCCGCCATATACCAGCGCTTCCTGCAGTATGCAGGCTTGCAGTCAACATACTCCTGTCCCATAATCTCGCGCTTTTCGATATACACGCACTGTCTGATGTCGTCCGGCTCAAAAGGACCTTTCTGTGCGTCCAGGATATACAATTCTCTTGCGTAAGAAGATATGCCGTTATTCGTGCAATCTCCTAAACTGCTACGATACACCTCTGCGGTCAGACAGCTCTCAATCTCATAGTTGCTCTTCATCCAGTCAAGCACTTCATCCGGATATTTGCATCCGCTCCATAACTCGCCCATAAATACCAGCTCATTATCAAACTCCTGCACCATGTATGTATCATCGTCCAGCTTTACTGCCTGCAACTGAATGTACTCCTTCGTTCTTTCGTCGCACGCAACTCTCTTTACGCATCCGTCAACCTTTCCATATCCTCTGATCTTGTGCGTTTCGATATAGCGATCCAGTTTCTTTTCTGCAAACCCTGCAGGAATGTCCTCTTCATTTACTGCTACATCTCCACTTTCCAAAACAGCATACTTATTTGAGATTTCGCACCATGTTCCTTCCAGGTGTAACACAAATCCTTCTTTCTCAATTCTCATGTTCTTCTGCCTCCTTTGCTGCTCTCACTTCTGCGATTCTTACATAGTCCGGGATATGAAAGCCATTTATGATATTCACCGCCTGCAGCTCTGTCAGATTGCACCTGGCCTGCAGTTCTTCCCGCAACTTTCTTCTTTCTCCAATGTCCTGCAGTCCGTTAGACGGCAGGAGCAACGCTCTGTCTCTGTATTCATTTGCTATGGTTCTTGTCAGAATTTCCACTAACTCACCCTTTCCACGTAATCAACGCATCCAGGACTGATTTTTTCATCCTTACAGAACTCCGACCAGCACTCCTGCAATTCTTTGAGGTTCTGAGCGTCAAACTGCGTCTCGTCTCCACCGTTGAAGCCAATGTTATAGGTTCCTCCTCCGGATTTAACTACTCCTTTGCTTGCCTCTCGTAATGTCACACTACATCACCCGCCTTTCTTAATGCGCACTTAGTACATACCGCACCGTCAAGGTGTGATGCCTTAACAACTCCTGCATCCTCCGGTCTCTGCCAGCAGAGCGTTCCACATTCCGGACAATGCACCTTTTTCCAGTCAGGCTTTCCTTCCTGTCTGTTCATCACCAGTGGCATACACAACCAGCCGCCACGATCTGCAGCCTTTCTTGGTTCTAACTTCATGTTCACTCTACCGCCTCCATTTCTTCCAACTCTCTGACAACTCTCTCTACTGCATATTTTCCATTATTGTTGAGTTGTCTCTGCCATGCACCTACCGACGGTGCCCATCTGAACCCATTGCTTTTCAGAATATCTCTTACCTCCGGTTCTGGCTTTCCTTCAAAGAACAGCTGGATTCTCATAGCCTCCACATTCTCCTTGACCTTGAAAAACTTATTCTCGCTCTCCCGTGTTCCCTGGGACTTCGTTTTCTGCAGGCTCTTGATTCTTCCTTCCAATCTTCGGATATTGGCGTTGTTGTTCGCCAGCATATAGTCCGGAAAACCGATTTTTCCGCAGAAGTCCGGCTCTCTCAGCTGGGCGATCTGTTCGTCTGTATATCCCATGTCATGCAGCGTTGCATCGCCTTTTTCTTTGTCCTTCATACGGATTGCTTTGTTGGCCTGCTTCATTCTCTCCTGGTCCTCTCTCAATCCGTCAACCTTATCCTGCAGCTTCTCGATTGCGTTCTCATCATCAGACTTGATAACGTCCTTGCCATAAAAAATTGCCTCAATCTTTCCAAGGATTGCATCAACCTCTTTATAGTCCTCATGGTTCTTATCCCATGCCGCTACCTGCTTTTCCTTCTTTTTGACCGGGAAGTTTCCTGCTCCGGAAATCATTACCGACGGACACATCATGCCGATCTGAATATCCTTGTTGATGTTCTGAGCCAGTCGTCTCGAATATCTCTCGCAGAGCTTCGACACTCTTTCCTCTTCGGTCGGTCTTGCCTCGATTACCTTCTCTGCCAGCTCGTATGCCTTATCGACCTGTGCCTTGTAACCAGCAGTCTTGCCCCCGGCCTTATACTCGCTGAATGACATCATATCGTTTGCCGTCTTTGCTCCGGCCTCATTGATGCTGAAATACACTCTTTCCATTACGCCACCTCCAAATACTCACCGATTTTCTCAATATCCAGCTTTACTACCGGATATGTGCAGTAACCGCTTTTTACCATTCTGCCGGTGGCCTGCCCGAAACCGTGCTGCTTGATAAACTCCATCGCCCAAGGGCAATTATTCGTGTCAATCACTGTCTCATCCTCTGCAAGTCCGCTTCCTGCGATACATACTGTGATTCTTGCAATAGGTCCGTCCTCGTTGTTCCAAATCTCGATTGCCCTGCTGCTATCTGCCTGGTATCTTGCCACCTGCAGGAAGCAATCCTTATACACTGCCCATTCTGTCTTAACCTCTAATAATGCCATAGCCTTACGCCTCCTTCTTTGATTCTCTAATCTGCTTTGTCTTAATCGCACCATCAACAATGCTCTGCAACTCTCTTGCTGTCAGTCCTGCGTAGTTATTCATATCAACCTCTTCCTGGCTGATTCCGGCTTTTTCCAGCTGTCTCTGAAAATAACCCATGTCTCCGTCGTAGTCGTACATCCGCTCGCCTCCTAACACCCAATCACTTTTCTTGCTATGCTTTTTATCTCATTTCTTACGTCAAGGCTTTTCATCATCTGCTCGAACTGCTCCTCCGTGTTGGCTTTCATATACAGCTCGTTGACTTTTTCTATCGTCTCCTCAAGTTCCATATCGCCAACAGCAAGAAGCCCTTCTCTTATTTTTATTGTATCCAACTGAGCCAGCAGCTCTCTTCTCTCTCCGTCCAGCTTTTCCATTTTCTCTGCTACCGGGAGCATCCCTCTAATTACGCCAAATCCAAACTGCGTATAAAGAGTTTTCATCTGATCCTTACCGGTCGTGTCATTGATTGCTGGATGCCAGGTGTAAACTGCCTCGATAACCTTGTATTCTTCATCTGTAACTGATTTACCGGTCATTGCCTCAAATTCTGCCTTCATCATATCTGCTAACCTCCTATGCTGCTTCCAAGATTCTCTCGACATCTTCTCTTCTCTGACGCATCATTGTCATTGCCATTACCTTGTCAATCTGGCCGGATGTGAGGCTTACGATGAAATCCGCTACCTGGTTGCTCAGCTTATACACTTCTTCGTACAGTCTGTCTGCCTCAGCCTCGTAGTTGTCTGACTTTTCCATATCCAGGTGTTCTTCTTCCGTCCAATACTCTGACTGGTTCTCGGCTTCTTCCATTTCAGCCTCTAAAATTCTTAACTTCTTCAATACTTCCTTCATGCAAATACGCTCCTTTCAAATTTGCGAACTGTGTTTCACGTGAAACACTCATCTGCGAGTTGCGAGGGTAAAAAATTTCTATGCTGCCTCTCTAATGTCAATCAGTTTGTCAATACCTGTGTAAACGCAGTCGCCAGTTGTGAATACCAAGCCATCCCATCTCACATACTTAACTGTCTCTACCTTGTTGCCTGTTTCGTAAGGCGTGTGCCACTCTACAACTACCGTCTTTCCGTCTGCAAGCATCTTTTCTATCTTCCCAACATCTGCCATTCTAAAAACCTTCATACCGACTACCTCCATTGCTTTAAGTATTGTTTGATTATGTATATATTATACTTCGCAGGTGCGTATTTGTCAATAGAAATACATCTAATTTGCGTATTTTATCAAAGTTTTTTTACAACAACCTCGTAACCGAGAGCTGTTACCATCTTTGAGAAACTGTCATATCTCATGCTCTTAGCGCTTCGGTTGAGGGACTGGCTGATGCTCTGTCTCGTGATCCCCATTCTGTCTGCTAAATCCTGCTGGGTCATTTTCTCTTCGTCCAGGATGTGGCGTATTATTTTCTCCGCGCTTTCCTCTCTAATTTCCATCCTACTTTTCTATCTCCTTCCTTGCTTCGTCCACTGCCAACTCCATCGTTGTATTGAACGGCGTGTTGCAATCCTCCATCTTATCGAATAATTCGACCGCCTTCTGTAGGAACTCTTCGCTGCCTGCCAGTTCCTCGTATCTTTCTTCGCCCAGGTTTCCGCTTTCATATAACCCCTGCAGATAATTCTTTACATCCTCTGTTCTGTCGCTCTCGCTCATTACTCTGCTGATTTCACCCATAAGTGCCTCGTTGATTACTGCAGGCTCTTCTGTGATGTAGAACCTTGCGTTGCCGCTGATACCTCCGCTGATTTCGTACCTAGTGTCTGTATGTTCTTCCATCAGAATGCTGCCTTCAATGCTCACATACTCCTTTGCCTGGGTGTCTGCTATCTGATCCAGTCTATCAATCAGCTGTTTCTCGTCACTGGAAATCGCAACCACAGTTACTCCAATGTCGTCCGGGCATTCCCAGCATCCAGCTAATACAAATAAATTTACCGTTTTATTCATCCTTTGCCTCCTTCCAGTCGCTTGCAATCTCTGCGACCGTTCTCTCCAAAATCTTGAACTTCTCCGGATCAATCCAATTCGGTATCTCTCCGTTTCTTACTCTCTCCTGGTACCGGTTCAAACACAGCTGCTTCACCGGTACCGGTCTGCCTATTGGAACGAACACACCTCTCTGCTTGTCCCAGGCAAATGCTCCGTACTCCACATTTTCGACTGCGGCTTTCATAGCCTCCACTACTGCATCCAGCGCATCCAACTCTGCCGGGCCAGGTGGTGCCTCTTCAATGTTCCGGATATTATGCAGGTACGTTTCCAGCACCGCCGCATTTTCTCTATATGTCATATCATCACCTACCATTCAATCGGATATCCGGTCAGATTTTCGCACTGCTCCAACTCTTCTGCGAACATTGATTCATATAACTCCTTCAATTCAGACTTGCCCCTAAAATTGGTGTCCTGCAGATTTATCCAAAAACTGAAATCCTGTTCCGGGTTCAGCCTTCCCAAGTTTCTTCTTAGCTCAAAGTCCGCCTCTGTCATCGACTCTGCTGGCAAGCTGGCTATCCTTTCCTCTCTCGCCTTGGTAAGAATGTATCTGCCCTCTTCAAATACCTGCCGGATGATATTGTTCATCGTCAGTTCTATGCCATCTTCTCGCATTCTACCTATCACTGCATACATATCGCATTCCGCATCGTCTAACAGTCTCAAATCATCTATTCCACAGTCGAACACTGCTCTTACTAATTCTGTATTCATTCTGCATCCTCCTCTTCTACCGGATGCCAGTGATACTTGCAATCCGTATTTTCACATCTACCGTTCCACATCATACTGCCGCATTCCGGGCAGGTGGTCGCTTCGTATGGTCCTCCGCCTAACATCTGATTCGCTCCTTTCTACAAATACGAGCAGCCGTACCTCTTTCGGAAGGTCTCCCTGCCGCCCTTATGAATAATCTGCATTACCTCGCCTTCCTTTCGGTCCGCATCGATTATTCGTGCAAATTCGTCTGCCTTCTGCAGGGCGTATTCTTTTTCCCAAGCCAGCTGCCCGATAATCTTTGACATTCTCTCTGCCATCGGGTTTCCGTGTATTCTCATTAGGATTTCTCCCATATTGTGACAGTTGTTGCATACCGGCACTTTCAATCCATCCTTCTCACTCAGCTCTCTACCGGCGGTACCGAACACCAAATGATGCTCGGCTTCCGACGGTCTGCCGCAGATGAAACAGATTTCCGGATAGTCTGTCACTATTCCTTTACTCACCGCTTACACCTACTTTCTGTTTCCAACTCCAATGATTACCAAGAACGCAAATACTACTAATGCTGCCATAGTCTCGCCTCCTTAACCAAAAACCACTGTTCCGAATAGTGCGTACTGGATGATCGCATCACACACGATTGCGTCTGCATTGCAGGTGTCGAATCTGATCTTGCCATCCATCTGCTCTAAGCAGTTGCAGCCAACCGGTGTAATCGCCCACAGCTCTACTCCTTTCTTGAACTTCTCCAAGTCCAGCTCGTAATACTCTGTCTCGTCCTTGTCGAACGGTTCCGGCAGGTGTAATCTCAGTTTTCCGCCTCTTGCGATCTGCTCGCTTCCATATTCTCCGAGATAATCGCCTACAACCTTTGCCCCATCACACCAGTAAGTGATGCCACCCTCCAATGCTCCGCACATAATGTCGTCAATATCTTCCTGGGTAAGTACGATTTCCAATGTTACACTTACCGTTACCTGTTTTTCTTTCTCTTTTCCGCCCATGACTCGCTCTCCTTCTTTTTTATCGCTTTTTCTATCTCTCCGAGTTTTTCATCACTGAGAAACTTAAAATTCACGCCTGCGTCTGTAAACGCTGTAAAAATGCTATCCTGCACCGCCTTGACTGTCGCCCAGTCCGGTTCATCGTCCTGCGTTCTGATACCGAACTGAACCATGTAGTCCTCGATCACGTGCCACAACTCATATTCCAGCTCGTCCATACATCCGAGTGCCGATACGTCCACGACCGCCGGTGCTGTTATTTTCTTTCCGTCTGCCAGTTCCAGGTCTACTGTGTCAATCTCTTCTCCGAACTCACCGCCTTTCTTGTGGTGTGCCAGGATGTCGCCTGCAAAGTCATAGCCTCTGTCGATCATAGCCTCGCTGTTGTCGTCGTACAGTCTGAAACATCCAGCCAGTTCACCCTTCTCGTGTCTCTGCAGAACTTCTTCCCAGGTCAGCTTTCGCATTCCCAACCAGGTGTAACCCATTATTCATCGCCTCCTTCATAATCTGCCCCGCAATACGGACACTTCGTTACTCCGTAGCAGTTAAACATCTTTCCGCATTCTTTGCAGGTATCTAACTCCCCATTTCTCTGCCAATCTTCCAGCAGGCTACTTACGTGCTGCCAGTCCAATGCCTCGAAAACTTCCTCTGCCAAATCGTCCTGCTGGTTGCACTCCTGCAGGATGCTGTTTCTCGTGTACACCGTATCGGATAATTCCGGGATGTAACACGGATCATCCGGTCTGTGGTAAAACGCATCTTCGTCTTTGAAGATATGTCCCTGTCCGTAGAACTCACGGACGATCTTCTCACCTTCTCCATTTTCATCCGGCGGCGTGTAACTGCCAACCAGTACCGGGGTGTTTACTTTCTGCAAGGCCTGCGACAGTTCCAATATCATACCGTCAATGGCTTCTGCGTCCTTTACAAGCTCCCTTGTGGAAGGAACTCCACTCGTTCCGCTTCTCTTGGCCTCTATCCACATTTCAATATGCTCGTCGATGTCGAAATCTTCGTAATAGGATTCCATGCTGTCCTTGAAACTATCTGCCTGGTTCTCTTCATCGAAATCAATCGTCATAGAGAAATCTTCGCCTGCAGGTGACGACTGCCCGATTTCAACATAGGTTCTTCTGCTGCCCGGCTCAATGTAGGCTTCCCAGTTCCACCCCATTTCTTCTGCCTTGTCGAGAAGCATTTTCAAGCCTCTCGATATGTCCTTGTATTCTTCCATGTCCTCATTCCTCCGCATCTGCGTAGTACGCATCGAATGCAATACCGGCATTTACCAGCTTATCTTCTAGGTAATTACCGTAGCACCAGCCGTCTCCATCTTCCCAAAAACTGTCCCAGGCTTTCTCCAATACCTCTCTCGCCCTCTCTTCATCATCTTTGCTTACAACAAACACGCAATCCATCCAGTCATTTAACTGTGACTGCACTCTGATTACGCTTTCCTTTAATACTTCCACGCCAATATTCATTGTGCCTTTTCCTTTCTCAGATGTAATAGCAACTGAAATTCCAGTGATGCCCGAACTCATAGTACAGACCGTATCTCTCGAATATCTTGTCAAATTCTCTTCTGACCGAAGGAAGGATGCCGTAGTACAGCATCTCGCATACCGGTCCTTCAAAACTCATGCTGAGGATGTGTTCCGGATTAACATATTCAAAATGTCTCTCCGGCTGGTCTGCCACTTCGATCAGATGCTCTCTGTCGTTGTAATAATATTCTCCGTTCTCCGGATCGTAACTCGTGTACTTCTTTCCGTTGAAGTAGATATCAACGTCCTGCCATAACCCATGCTCCAGCAGAAACTCTCGAATCTCCTTTGCCAGGTTCTCAATCTGCTCTGCTGTCAGCTTTGTTACTGCGCTCACGCAATCGCCTCCTTTCTAACTCTCTTCTTAACCAGTCGTGCCGGGTACTGCGGCTGGTTCTCTCTGTATTCTTTCAGCCTCTCCCTTGCCTCTTTCTTTGTGTATTCGGTCAAGGTGTACTCCCATCCGTACCCATAATTTAACTGCAGCTCCCAGGTGTCTATTGTCTTTCTCTCGTATGCCATCCTACGCAACCTCCTCTTTCTTCGGCTTTCTGCCACGTCTCTTCGGCTTTTCGACCGGCTTTTCTTCCTTGACCTCTTCTGCAGGTCTCTCAGCCACCGGCTCCTCAGCTTTCTCCTCGACCGCCGGTTCTTCCTTGACTACCGGCTCTGCAGGAAGCATAACATCCAGCTTGTATCTCTTTGTGATGCTCTGAATCATCGTTGCTATCTCTGCGCTTACTTCCTGGATTTCATCCTCGGTAAGTCCTTCTGTCAAGCTCTCTGTCTCGGTCCAATATCCTGCATTATCCAGGAAATGATTTAATACCTTCTTTGCTCTATCGTGTTTTACGTCCCACTTCATATCGTTTACCTCTCTTTCTTTTCTCCGGCGATCAGTGCCAGTACCACTACTCCATTTATCAAAATTGCCACCAAATTCTTCGCTCTCATACCGTCGTATATGCCGACCATAAAGTTGATGAACAACACCGACTGTAGGAACTGTCTCAATTTCTTCATTGCCAAATCAGCCTCCTTTATGATAGACTTAACAGTTGAGAGGCGGTGTTGCTGCCTCCCGACCGTTAAGGGAACTACTTAATCAATCAAACCTAACCATTTCAGAATTGCCGTAATCACTGACACAATCATGATTACTATGGTGGAGATTATGCTGGCCTGCTTTTCTCTCTTCTGTAATTTAAGGTTTTCGATTTCAAGTAGTTCCTTTTCCTTTGTGGAAAAGTCTTTCTTCTTACCTTTCTTACCCAACTGGTAATTCCTCCTTCCTTCGGATTTAATCAAATTGTTTTGTTTGATTATGGTTATATTATAACTCGCACTTGCGTATTTGTCAATAGATATACTTCTATTTTACGAGTTTTTGCTAAAATGTTTTCGCACTCACGAGAACTTCTGCAATTTCCGGATCATCTGCGCTACCTGGTGCATTACTCCCTATTTTCATTTGCGAGGACCGTAAACCCGCATGGTTGCTTGGTGCATTGTAAGATTTCTTACATGATTTCTTCTAAGGTTTCTACAAGGATTCTTTACTAGATATTAGAGATTAGATAATAGATATTAGAGATAGAATAATATATGCTCATTTGCGTACTCTCAAAAGCGTATTTTATCCACAAATGCGTGTGGATAATGTGGATAATTACACCTCTGAAAACATATAGCTCTATGACTTCGTACACGGTTCGATACCGGCTTTTAGTCTTTAGACATAGGATAGGTACTAAAATCGCCTATCGTGTCTCGGGAACTTTTCGTCAAAATACCCGGTCTGATTTTGGTTATTTTGTATATTGATTTTACCTGCGGTCTTGTTCCGCTTTTCTGCAATAAAAAAGAGCCTACAACCCCTGCGGATCATAGGCTCCCTTGCTTACTCTGCTGAATTGATGAAATCCTGGCAGTCCAATTCACGGTACGCCTTTTCAAAGGTTTCCTTCGGACTCCATGATACATAACCATCCGGATATTTCACGGCGTACCCAGGTACTCCGTTCTTCTCCTTCGGCTCAGCTTTTACAATTTTCACGCCGATGTAGTTTTTCATAATGCCACCGTTTCCTCCTGTTATTTTACTCTGATGGTGTCTCCTGCGATAATAAGGTTCGGATTCTCAATGCCGTTGAGCTGAGCAATCGCATTGACTGTAGTTCCATACTTCGCTGCAATGCCGGAAAGCGTATCTCCGCTCTTAATGGTGTAATACTTCTTATTTCCGGCGTTGATTGCGTCCTGGACCTCCTGCCATCTACTGCCAAGAATGGTCCTTCTCACTTCATCGTCACCGTACTTACCGGCCCACACTTCGTCTACAAGCTCCTGCACGGATGCTTTGTCGATGTGATTGATCACATCCTGCACTTCATTGTATCTGCTACCGAGAGCCGCCTTTCTTGCGTCACCACCGCCGAACTCGTCTTTCATCGTTCTGTAGAGCAGATCGAGGGTACTGCCTTCCGGTTCTGAAACCTCCGGCTCCTTCGTTTCATCTCCTGCGCTGGCAGAAAATCCGTTGAGTCCTGCCTTCTTGATTTCTGTTTCAAAATCACGATAGCAAAAATCCTGGTCCACAGTTCTTCCGCAGATTGTCTTGTCAGCAATGTAGTTATGCTCTCCTCCGTACTGCCAAATATCGTGAACTGTTACCGGCTCATTTGAAGAATATCTCGCTACCCAATGAGTGAATCTCTGCAGGCGATCATCGTCTACGTGTGCCTGGAAATGCGAATCAGATGTATATACTCCGACAAAATATCCGGCTTTTTCGCACCTGTCACAGAACGCAATTACAATATCCGTAAGGACACCTCTGCTATTGTTAAGCATCTTACCTTCTACGTCGTAGTAGATAGGATATTCAAACTGCTTCCCTGCAATAACTGACAGGAAATGGTCTGCCTCCTGTTCTGCCTCCGTAACAGACTTTGCATTACCGTAATAGTATGCACCTACCGGAAGTCCGATAGCCTTACACTGTGCATAGTAATTTTCAAACTTGCTATCCTTGTACTTGCCATCATCTGCTCCTGCAGCTTTAATGATAGCAAATCTCACTCCTCTTTCGTTCCTGGCCTGCTCGATGCTCATATCTCCCTGCCAGTGTGAAATATCAATACCAAATAGTTTTTCCATAGAAAACTCCTCCTTAAATCAAAATAAGGGGCAGCTTTTCAGCCACCCCGATGTGATACCTTTTCAGAACTTACGCTTTGATTAACTTTCCTTTTTTGAGAAGATTAACCATCTTGGTGTTCTGCGCTGCGGTATATGCGTAATTTGTAATTCCATTTGCGGCTGCAATCTTGGCCCGGTGCGCCTTTGATGTGTCTTTCTCGCCCACTGCAGCAAGCGCCGTAATGATAGAACCCGATGCCCCTTTATACTTAGGGTAATAGGCGTTTACACGTCTCGGATTTCCGGAAACAACAACCACTGTATGTCCTTTGGTCTTTGTGACAAGCACATCGCCGTTGAACAGTTCAGTTTTGGAAGTTACCGCAATCGGTTCCATAAACTGTCCTGTTGCTTTCAATGCCGAAACCTCGGACGCTGTGTTGAAATTTCCCGGATCAAAACCAGCCTGGATGCAGCACGCTCTCACGAGTGAACTGCAGTCTGCCTCTGTTTTTGCAGAAATCTTTGCGAGCTTTCCGGCTTTTCTCAGCTGTTCGATTACATTGCTCCTGTGCCCCTGACAATATCCGATATTGTTGTTTCTGCATCCCTGCAGCATAGCTTCCGCAATGGCATTTGCTACCGTGGTGCTCTTCGGTCTCAGACAGTACCAGCCTTTTGAATGGACGTAATACGCCTGGGTTGATACCTCGTTTCCAGTCTGATCTCCCGGCTTTCCTCCCGAAATGTGACCGTTCTCGTCAATTCTTGCGCTTCCAACTACTAAACTCATGGTTCTTCCTCCTAACAAAATAGGGCAGTCTTTCGACCGCCCTGTGCTTACAATATGTTCTCAGATTACTCCTCGTCCTCACTGTTTGAGCCGATGTTGGCTGAATCGGTCAAGCCTTCGCCGATGATGTATGCCACCACTGACGCTCCTGCCATAATGAGTGCTGTAACCTGTGTTGCTGTGTTGTCCGTACCGCCAGTAGCCAGGATCATCATAGATACGAATGACGCTACCGCAGTCCACAACTTTCTGCTTGTGAGTTTTCTAACCCAATCAATTTTCTTCATGTTTCTTTTCCTCCTGTTATAAAAATGAATTTTTTTCCATGCACTTCTGATAAACTTTGTCTATCTCGGCAATGGCATTTACCGCTTTGCTGTTCTTGTATTCCGGATGCTCTGCGCAATAACGCTCATAGTCCGAAATATCATCCAAAATCTGATTGAAGAACTCCTCGGAATGTTTGACATCCCTTCTCAACTCGTCGGCAAATCGCAGGATTCTTGTACGGCATTTGTCCGCATCATCTTTATCCATACGCCTTTCGAGCTTGTTGTGCTTTTCTCCCAGGTCTTTTAACTCTTTCTGCACTGATTCCAGCTTATCCATAACGTCCTTATTCATCGACTTTCCGATGGCTCTCATGCCGTTTCTGATAATCTTTCCAACTGCAGACCACGGATTTACCTTGATGGGCGTAATCTGCACCAGTGTCAAGAACAGCAGTAGCGCTCCACCACTTGCAAGAATTTCATTCAAAGACATTGGCTCTTTTACCTCCTTCCCAAACGCACCGTAGTTCCCACGGTACGTCCGTAATATCTGCCGCCTTTTCACCCAAAATGGCCTCTATTACTGCATAAAGAATGGCATCCGCACGTGGGTCCTTATCGAACCGGTACAGATGCCACACCAACTGATTATGCAGGTTCAGCAGATTCTCTTCGTCTGCCTCGGTATTGAGCAAGCCTAACTCTACGGCCGCGCTTTCCAGGCGGTCATAGTTATAAAATTCTGCGTAGGGTATCATGCCTTATACTTACGACCTGTGATTTCCTCGTATTCTTCCTCGGTAATCTTGTCCTTCTTGACAGCGTTCTTTACCATAACCAGGTTCCATCTCTTTGTGTCGTAATGGTCCTTGACTTTGTAGAACCAGTCGCTGTGCTGCACTTCTTCCTGGATCGTCTCCTCTGCAGATGTGTCTACTGCTTCTGTTACTTCTTTAGCCTTTGCCATATTACTCTTCCTCACTTTCTTCGGTGCTGGTTGCTGAGTCTCCTGCTTCCGGGAACTCAATGTCTGCCATCATTGCCAGGTAATCAATCTTGGCATTCTGATCGGCCAGCTCAGCCTTCATGTTCTCGTCAGCTCTCATTTTGGCGACATCGCCGCCGTTCTTCTTTACTTCCATTTGGCTACCTCCATAATGATTTATAATATTTATCCATGCGCTGCAGGAGCTTAAAACTATTGCCCTTGCTGGCATGGTTTCTCCAAGCGTAATAACACTCGTCTACCTTAGCCTTCGTGAGTTCGCCTCTTTTGGCTTTTCTCACCAGCCTTCGTAATATCCGACGTCTTTCTTTGACGTTCTTCGGATCGATTATCATAATAACCTTCCCGGTATCTGTTAGCCGGTACTTGAATCCTAAAAATGTGAAACCGTCTGTAATGCAAAATACCTTCGTTTTCTTCGGGTTGAACTCTAACCCTTTCTCAGCCAATATCTCGCCGATTACTTCTTCCATATCCATAAAACTTATAGATAGGTCCATAGCGTTGACAGCGGGTAACAGTCGTTCTCCGGCTGACCGCATCGCTACAGTGTTGTTCGCCTTACGGCCGGATGCAGGCTCCTTGTGTTTGATTGGTTGGAGCGCCATTCTTACGGAATAGCCTTTATGTCCTTAATACCACACAATCCGGGGCGCAGCGATTGGCCCAGTTCGCGTTGTTGTTGTTGACGTTGCCGCTAGAGTTCACGTACCACGTATTGTACGAATTGCCACGATTAGCCGAGCGCAAGCGGACGTTCTGCGTTTAGCCTACATCCGTATAATAAAAACTACTCCGCAATTTGGGAGTAGCGTTTACTATCACTTTCATTCCAACTGCGGATCATGCCTCGAACCTTCAAAACCTTACCGGTCCAAAACTTGACTCGCTTATTTTTGAGATGAAACGAGGATTTCGCAATTCCGATCAGAGCTAGGAGTCTATTGCATTCCCTGGCCGCACGAAGTTGAAGCTCCCTGCGGGCTCTCCAATCATCTTTCGTCGTTACCCTAACATTGTTGGCATCCCAAGCATCGATGTAGATACTCTTTGCAGTCTCGATAATGTCGTCGGTAACTTGTCTTTGGTATTCCGGAAGAAAAATTTTCTCGTTCTTCGTGATTCTGAGAGTGTAAGTTACTAAGTCCAACGCCTGCACGAATACTTCCAGTCTGCTTTCTCTTCTTTCTCCAACTGGTACTGACACGCTATGTTCCTCCTTTCTCTGAAATTATACCCGGCATCCGTGGGTGCCGGGATTTACTGATTGCTGATTAGTAGAAATCACAAGCCGGGGCGCAGCGATTGGCCCAGTACGCGTTGTAGTTGCTGACGAGGCCGCTAGAGTTCACGTACCACGTATTGTACGAATTGCCACGACTAGTCGAGCGCAAGCGGACGTTCTGCGGTGAAGTGTGATTCTCAATCGCAAATGTACGAATCTGAGGGTATGTCTGATACTGCTTCATCTTCGTTGTCATGTTGGACGCTCTCTTCCAATAGTCCCATGTGGTGCCTTCGCCAGCGAGCTGAGGCTCAATAGACATCTGCTCCAACGCAGGCAGATAGATTTTGTCATACGTTGTTTCGAGCGGATCAACTGAGTTGCTGCTCGTAGCGTCTGTAATAGTATTGAGCGCTGTTACAACCTTTGTCGGTCTGAGGACTTCAAGGAAATCTGCGTCAAAACCTGTTAAGAAGCCGGCCTTTGCTGCAAGCTGATCCGGGCATCTGTCGTAATCATTCTGTGGAGTCCACCACTCGCCTACTCCCTTATCAGAGTTAAGCCACTGCCTCATTGCTGACTGGGACCATCTGTTGTAGCCGTATGCTGTTCTCTGCAAGCAGTTGAGTTTTCCATCTCCTCCGAACTTTAAGACTCCGAGGCTTGTTCCGGAACTTCCTTCTGTTACCGAAACCGTCTCAATAGCGTCCACCGCCGTCTTACTGTTGTATGAATATACTTTCCAAGTAGAAGGTGCCTGATCCGGTGCGCCTCTGAATCCGGCAAGCTGACCGCCTGCTGGCACAGGCTTTGTGAGCGTAAACTGGTATTTTTTTCCGGCTACGCAATATCCTTTGTCACCCCATGTAGTGCCAATCTCAATATAGTACGTTCCTGCAGCAAGTCCTTCTGTCGCATAGAAAAACGCCTGGTACTGATTGAACTGCACCCCGAACGGTGTAGCATAGTGCCACTGTACGGTCATGCTCGGAAGTTCCTCACCATCCTGCAATGCTGATGTTCCAAAAGCTACAATATCAAGCGGTACATCGTATTTCTGCCCCGTTGCGATGTCCGTCCAAGGAACGATAATCTGATCGCCCACCTGGAACACTTTACTTGCCTGGCCTGCGCGCACAACATTAAGTACATCCTTAATGGATGTCGGCTTATAATTGATGCCGCTGGCAAGTGATGTTAAAATCTCATTCTGTAACTGCATCTGAGCTACAACCTGCTTTGCTGTTTCGTCCAGCACTACCGGTTTTGTTACTTTACTCATTCTTGTATGCCTCCTTATTCTTCAAATGTCTGACACAGAACACCATCCACGAGAGAAAAACCTTCATCATCCATTCTGTCTTTCAAATAATTGTCATTCTCAATCAGCTGTTTAGATGCTGCGTTGATGTTGTCTGCATGGTTCGTGTCCGTAACCTCAACATTCGGCACGGACTGAGAAAAATTTCTCGTTGTCGGTGTGTAATTCTTCACGTTTTGCCTCCTTCCTGGCCTAGAAGATGTCGTCAAGCACGTATGTCTGCTCTACATCATCATCCTTGCCCTTCCTGGTAAAGGTCTTGATGCACACAATGTCGCCGTTGGTGTCATACAGTCCGATTTCGCTGATCTCTTTTCCAGCAAGTTCACTCTCTGCAAGGGTACATTCGTATCTGCAGGTTGTGTCGTTCGGGAATGTGTAACCATCAATGGCTTTGCGGAACAATTCCTTATTGAGCCTAGACTGGGATTCCGCCGGTGCAATGACCGTGCCGGAACTGTTTACACCGCCCTCGCCAAACGCCATACCGATAATCTTTGGAAGCGTAATGGCTCCGGCGCGTGCCTTAACCAGGTTCTCCCTGGCTTTCTTCGTGATCACCACGTTTTTGCTCTTTTCTGTACTCATTGGATATACTCCTTTCTATAGATTGAATTAAGGTTCTTCTTTCCGTCCAGCGTATTGCTGCCATCAGGAAACCAGTAATTCCTTGTTTTGGTAATGACCTGTACCTCCACGTCCACATCTTCTCTTTCAATTCCCATGTGATGCGTAACTGCAGCTTCAAGTCGTTTATTGCCGCCTCTGTACTCCAACATAGCGTTGCCGTCGAGTAGCAACTTTCCGTCTAAATAGACAGTGTTCCAAAAATCAGCCTCAAACTCCGAACGGATTGCCGCCCTGGCATCCGAACTTGACCGTAAGCCGTATGTACTTCTTACTTTCATTGAGTCTGCGACTTTGTTGTAGGCGCTGGCAACCATTGCAACGATTGCAACACCCAGTTGATAGCCTCGTGTAACATCGAGCCTGTGTGAGCCGTCCAAATCCCACGAACCGTCCAATAGGTACGTATTCCAAAAAATGATGTCCGAGGCGATCCGGATTGCTCCTGCCTTGACATCATTTTCTGTTTCCTGTTTTGCTCTGAATTTTACCTTCTGCAGGTCTGCGTCTGTCGGGGTTGTAAAACCACCGAGTATATACTTAAAACCAAGCATCAGATTGTATCTCATATACGGATAAAGAAGGCTGGAACCGTCCAGCAGTTTTCTTCCATCCAGCAGATCGCTATACCAAAACGACTCTGCGATATGGAAGATTACCTTTTTCAGATTCATCTCCTCTAAGTTCCGATTGTCTGATACGATCTCGGTTCGGTCATTCATTGTAAACATCGTGTGTGACTGTTTCAGCTCATTCAGCATGGCTCTCGCCCGCTTCGATGCAAGTGTTCCCTCGCCCATGAAGTATGCCTTGAACACATTCGGGTGTGGTGCCACAAAACCATAGTCTCCAGGATCATTGATGTCTGCAATTCGCACATCAAATCCGGTAGCAGTTTTTAAGTACCCTTCCATCCGATACGGTGTCATTGGCGCCCGATAGTCTCTCTTCCGGTAAATCAGCTGTCGCCTCTCCTCGTATGGAAGATTTTCTCGCACCGGCAGTCCCCACTTAATCTCATGGTACATCAATCCCCAGGTGGCAGTTTCCGGAAATAGCTGGTTCAGAATATCCTCAGCTATTTCTCTTGCCGTGTCGTACTCCTGGCCCATAACCTCGTACAACCACTTTCCAACATAGGAATTGTCGTAAAAGCCATCTGACACTGAGGCGATCATGTTCTTCGCGCTCTCGCTGACCGGGAAATTCTCTAAATCAAACTTTTCCACATTCACACCCCCTAACTAAAATTAAGGGTACCGGTGTCCGGGTACTCCTCGCTTTTCAGAGTGATGTTCTGCATTTTCCCATTCATTGTGAATGTTTCAAAGTCCTCGACTCCTGCGATTGCAGAAATCAACGGTCTTACGTCGTTGTACCTCAGAACTTCTTCGGTTTTCGCCTGTGCATAGACCGCTCTCACGGCTTCCGTAAAGTCTGCCTTAATTTGCTCGATGCCAGTTGTTTCATCGTAGCTGAGTCCTGTAATAACATAATTTACGGCAACCGTTGTGGCTACCGCACAAGTCAGTTCTGCTGTTCCGGTAGGAAGCAATCTTGCCGACCTGTCGTTCGGAGAAACGATGTAGTTATACACATCCTGCACTAGCTTTGCATTGGCTGGTTTTCCGTTTCCGTCTACCAGCACCAGTTTCACCGTGCCAGGACCATTCCAAACAGGAATAACTATCGCATCTCCTGCTCCTGCCTGCTTCGCCCATCTCTTATAGTCCGTATCGTTCCCCAGGTAGGTCATGCTGTTGTCGTACTCTGCGGCGATCCTGTCGTAAAAATCATCGTCTGTCTCTCTTTCAGTACCGCCACGAATAGGCTCCGGATTGTTAATCTCGGTCACATTCTTATCGGGTACCATCATCAGCACGACCGTATTCGCCGCTACATTAGAACCTGTGCCTGCTTCAACCGCTGATACCGGTATAAGCACTGATCTTTCGCTTCCAACAACCGCATCCTCTGTGGTGGCATACTCAATCGACGGGCCGGTTTCGGTTGCCGCCGTACAGAATACCGTTCCGGATAAAATCTCGGTTCCTTCTGCAGCTGTGATTTTCACATAGCCAAAAGCCGGTTCCGCTTCGTGCCTTGTAAGATGCACCTGGCGACCGTGAAGGTCTAGCCATTCATCCCAGGCATATTCCGGAAACGCAATCATCAGTGCCCTTACGATATGGAAATTGATAATTTCGTCTTTTTCCAATGCTGCAGGCATTGTCATATCATACGGAAAACCACCCGGCATATCGTCGATGTCGTCCGGCAAGTTGTTCATCATTCGCTCGTGAATTTCCTCTGCCGAGTTTCCTTCCAGGAACTCCGGTCTGTTAAATTCCGGCTGCATACTCTCCACCTCCTTTACAAGCTAATCTCTATTTCTTCATCCCAGTTGCTACCCTTTACCTTGAAGGTTACGTGCATCTGATCGCCTTCCCAGGTAAATTGAAAATCCCGGACATTTTCTGCCCTGGGATTTACCATAATCGCATCTGTGATTGTTCTTTCCACCATAGACTCGACAGTTTTTTCATCGTCATTATCCATGGCACGTTCCATCTCGGTACCGATTGAATCGGGGTACGCCAAACAGCGGTACCGCTCTGTCTGTGCAATCTTAAAACACCAAATGGCGAAGGCTTCTTTGCCATCGCATTCCTTGATCCGGTGCGCCCCATCTCTCACGAAGTCTCCCAGTTCCGGGTCCCACTTCATACTCCTTTTGTACTGAGTGTCGTACTGGCTGTCCTCCGAGATAAAATCCGGTACCTCAACAACCGGAAATAGTGGCTGTGACATTTGCCTCGCCTCCTTTATGATTTCTCGATCACATCGATTACGACTGCTTCACTCTGAATCCAGGCAACCAGCACTCGATCTCCTGCTTTCACTGCCGGTATCGTTACACTGTGGCTGTGAAGAGGAACACCCGACGGCGCTTTGTTGAGCCAGCTCTGTTCCGAGGTTGAAAGTGTTAATCCTGCAGCCAGCCTGCAGATCGTGTAGTCTCCCTTCGGTATCGGCACCGGGAATGTGTTCGTTTTCAAACTTCCGTTCGCCTGGATTTCTCCAAAGTCCAAAGTCAACGGAGACTCTGTTTTCTGCGAGGTTCGCCTATCTAACACCTGTGCCAGTTTTGCTGTTCCTGGGTGTCCGTCAAATTGGTCCATCTATATCACCTGCCTTTAATCAAAGGTTCCGTCATCAACCCACCCGTACACATTGCTTCCGCTGTCCGTGTGGATCAGATGCCAAGGGTGCGCTTTTCCGGAACCGTTCTTAATCGTAATCTTTGCTTTTCCTGCCCTGGCTTTGTAGCCTTTTGAGCCTGGGTAGCTGCTCACGTAATGGGTTCCGCCGTGGAAATTCACGATGTCGCCCACGTTGTAATCTTTCTTTTTCTCAGAGCTTGCCTTTTCCTTCTTTGGTTCTGCAAGCTCCAAATCCATCGTCATGCTGTAGGTGTCTGCCGTGTGCTGGATGCCCTTCACGTAGTAATACGACTGGGCCAGTTCGCTCATTACATACACCAGGTCACCTTTTCGGACAAACGGAACATCCGGGGACTGCACTTTGATCTCCTTCTTGATTTTTCCTTCATCGTCTAAGATTTCCTGCGCTGCAGATTTAGCGTCCGCAAGGCTTTCGTCCTTGCCTCTCGTATAAATTCTCTGACGAATACCGTACTTTGTTTCGCCGTTTACCGTGGCTTCAACGCTGGTTCTTCCATCATCGTCTGCCTGCCCTACAACCTTAACCCTGGTAATCATATCTGCTGTACTTATGCTCTGACTGAACATCTGCGTATTATCTGTCCGGAATACATACACCGTCTTATTGCTTCCTCTCGGAATAACAGATGTCTTGCCCTTCCTGGCCTGCACAAAGCATTGCTCCTCGCCTTTCTTCGCTGCATCATCCAGCAGATTGATGATAATGTCTGACAGATACTTATTATTCTCCACTGTTTTACCGTGTGAAGCATTCGGTCCTTGATATGATCCCTGCGGTATCTCCCAATCATCAAAAATCCCTTCTATCGCCGACTTTGTGCCAGTTCCGGAAGGGAAATATCTGTTGTCCTGGCTCTTCTGCAGCTTGTAAAGCTCGTCGTAGCAGGTGCATTTCAGCGTATGTCCTCCGCTCTTTTCAACCGGATTCCACGTTTCCACGTACCCTCGTGCTACTTCCTCGTCCTGGGAAGCGCCGTCTGTTGCGAATACTCCGACCAGGCACCCCGGCTTGATTATCTTCGACAGATAACCCTTGGATGTCTTATCATTCTTCGCCACAAATGAGGTTCTGACGGATAACTCGCCGTCGTTCTCTTCCCATCCGAGGTTTTCAATGTACTCCTTAATGTTGTACTGGTTCTTGCTTTCGTCCATAACCACGACCCGGTACTGGATTTTCGCCAAATCAATCATAGCGTGCCTCCTATCCCGGGATTGTCAGGACTTCTCCCGGCCATATCCAGTGGCCGTGATCCGAACTGCTCTTTCCGTGTTTCTTTGCTGTGGACTCTATCGTATCCTTGTTTGCGTCGTAAATTTTCGTCCACTTGGTGCCGCTTCCCAGTTTCTTTGAGGCGATGCCCCACAGCGTATCTCCGGAGACTACTGTATAATTGCCTCCGCTCGATGATGAACTGGCTCTCGGCTTCGTTTTCCTTACAAACGCCGCAATTTTCAGTTCATTTGTGCTGTAGATTTTCAGCGGTTTCTTCTGCACAAACGTAATGGAATACTCGACATTGCCATACGCTCCAACCGGTCTCGGCTGAAATGAAGAAATCGTAACATCCACGTTTATCCACGTTTCCGTTACGATCAATGTAAGCACTGTCTCATTCAACATATAGTCATTCAGAATTTTCACACACTCGTTTGGACTTTTCCAGGCATTCGTTTTGACGATTGCCTCATTCTTCTTTGACGCTCCGAAAAATACACCGTCCCACGAAAACTCTGAAACATCCGTCCCCTTAGGTACCTTTACGGTACCCAGGGAGATGATGTCAAAACTTTGGTACTTGGCTGCATATTTGCCCTGTACCTTTTCGGGTAGAGCCGGGAACGTAAACTTTGAACCCTTTTCCACCGGAATCAGTTTAATATCCATCGCCTACGCTCCTTTCGTGCTTGATACTGGCATATTGGCGAATACCTCACTCAACTTGTCGGCGATGTTTCCGCCAAGTTCGTCTGCGATCTCGCCTAAGTGCCTTCTGATTACGGCAACAATATCTTCCTCGCTCTGACCTTCCTTTGCCTCGATTTGGAAATTCGGGCTTACCGCAACATTTACACTGATCGGACCGGTCTGTGGTGTAGAGGTCGGAACCTCTGAACTTACCGGAGCAAATGTTTCTGCTGAGTTGTCCTCATAATTACCTTCTGTGGTTTCGTTATAGCCATAGGATGCGTTTCTTGTCGCCTCAGTGAATAAATTATGGTCTGATACCATATCGCTCAAATTTGAGCCTTCTATACGACCGCCCTCTGCGTGCTTAGAAACGCCGAGTGCTTCGCCTGCCTGCTCGTACAATTCAAGTGCTCTTGTCCTTCGGCTTGGATTTGTCGGGATAACAAACTCGTCCCAACCTTCCTCTGCCAACCATGACAGCTGAGGGCCGCCACCAACTCGACCACCTGCAGCGTGTTTCGCCGGTGTGGATGTCGTTGTCGGAATTGTCGGCAGCGTCAACAGGTTGTACTTCGGTGTTACGTTTACCGTCGGACTGATGCTGAACGGACTTGCCGTTGCTGTATTAAGAGAGGTCTGCAGGCTGGTTCTCAATCCCGCCGAGCCATTGGTAAGACTCGTTGACGCTCCCGTGTTGAGTGATGTTCCGAGATTTGTACCGGCTGTCTGCCACTCTGACTGCAGCGTAGCAAAATACTCGTTCGAGATAGGACCGTAATTCTCCATGACCGTTGAAAAATCAAAATCGGCCATCTGAACCTGCATATACTGTTGCATGAATGTGCTGAGTGTTTCTTCACTACCGCTGTTCTCCAGGGCGTTGTGAAGTGCTTCTGAATAGGACGTCTTGACGCTCTCGAAATACTCGCCGTAGTAGTCCGACATCTTCTTTTTCAGATCCTCTGTATTCAAGCCGATTGACTCGCCTTCCGTCGGGCCTGTGATAGACTCCATAAGTTCCGTCCAGTCCTCATTAGTCATTGAATCCCAGTCGATTGCTTCCTTGATTTCCTCTGCAGTCGGTACAGAATCTTTGAAATCCTGTATAATCTTCTCTTTGGTGCCATCCGGTACCGCAAGTGCCGTCTGCAAAATCTGAGTCGCAATGTCCGTCTGACCTGCCGTATCGAGATTGAGCTTGTCTAATCCCATCCAGCTTGCCACATCATCTGCAGTCCAAGTCTGTACGTCCGGGTGTGCCAGCAACGCATTGTTCAAAGCTGTTTCCAACTTCTCCTTCGTGCTTTCCTCAATCTCCGGCATATAACCTTGAAGTGAGGAGTCCCACGCCTCGGCAATCGTTTCCAGGTTGAACGAAGATACCCTTGCGTTAATCTCATTCAGCTGGGCGTAGTAGCCATCGGTCGCCTCTTTCACGGCCGCATCGTACTCTTCCTGCGTGATAGCTCCGTCTGCCAGCTGCAGGTTCAGATTTGTGAGCGTGAGCGTGAGTGCCTGCTCGTACTGATCCGACGCATTGCTTACCTGCGTCTGCAGCTCTTCCTGCAAAGCATTGAAACTATCCATATCCAGCTCTGCGCCGGAATACTTAATCTTCAATGTGTCAAATTCCGCATCCGTCCTGGCCTGCGAAATCTTTCCTGTGATAGCCGAAATCTGATCCTGCAAGCTCTGAATTTCTGCAGACTCGTCAAGACTGATAACGCTATCCTCTAAGGCAATATCCACTTTTCCGCTGAGTTCTTTTCCCAAGCCGTCCAGCTGTTTCTTCATACTGCCGTAGTAACTGTCGATACCGCTGGTGTCTGCGTCGGTTCCAGTGAGCAGTTTCAAAGCGACTGTCGCCTCATAATGGTTGTTGTCAATATAGGACTGGCTGTCGCTGATGAAGTTTTCGATTGCACTCTTGTAATCGTCCTTCTGCAGTTCATCCAGTTTCATTCCTAAGCTGACTTTCCAGTTCTCCTTTTTCAAGGTCGATACTGATGATTGCAGGTCGCTAAGTGCCTGCTGTGTGTCGCTGGTTGCTGTTGTGAAGGTGTTCAGTCCGTCCGTCATATCGCCGAATGTAATATCACTTGCAATACTCTTGACCTCTTCCAGGGATAACTTAATCTTTCCGAAAGCATTCTTTGCCACGTTTTCGCACTCTTCCTGGAACATAGCTGAAAACTGCTCCGCAGAAACCTCGCTATCGTTCATAGCGTCCTGCAGAGCCTTATTCTGAAATCGTACATCTTCGATTGACAAACCGGTTGCCCGGAAAATCTTCTGAGCTTTCTCGGCTTCCTTCTGCATTTCTTCGACATTATCCTGGTACTCTTCTTTGACCTTATTGCCCTTGATCCATCCTGCGATACCTCCGACACCGGCACCGATTAAAGCACCGACCGCTGTACCAAGACCAGGAATTACAGAACCAAGTGCTGCACCTGCCGCCGCACCAGCTGCTACGCCGCCTGCTTTCCAAGCGGCTGAACCACCGTAAGCGGCTTTCTCGTCCTTATTGTCGGACTTGATAGATTTATACAAATCCATTGCACTACTTACGAGCGTTGCACCACCGGCAATCGCTCCTGCTCCTGCACCCATTCCGACTGCAGATAAAGCTCCTGCGCTTAGTGATGCTCCCCCGGCCAGGTTTCCTGCTCCGAGGTTGATTGCCAGCATTGCCGACTTTCCGAGAAGTCCGGTACCCATTGCAGACGAACCAAGCATTGCTGCCCCAAGTCCCATCTCTCCGGTTCCCGAACCTAATACTGTCTTTCCTGCTTTTCCCAGGCTGATTGCTCCCTTGCCAAGACTGATAAACGGACTGGCAATCTTACCGAGCAATACCGCTGAGAATACAGACGACAAATCTGCAGACTTACCGCCCGGAAGCAGTTTGCCCGCATTTGATACCAAATTACCGAGTCCGTCCATCAACTTCGCAGATACGGCATCGAAATCAAATCCCTCTGAGAAGCCTTTGGCGAACGACGCTCCGATACTGGTTCCCTCGTCGAATGTTTCCGAGATGTCAATACCGAGCATTGTCATAACGCCGATCTTAATTCCGCTGCCGATGCCTTTTCCGATGTCTCCGGCGAAATCAGCAAATTTTGCTTTTCCTTTGGTGTCCCACCACTCCTTGAACGGATCAGCAATAAATTCATCCCAGCTCAGTTTCACCTTGCCGAGGAAATCTGCGTTTTTCCATTCTTCCGACTCTGTTAAGTCGTGGAATTTCTTCTTCATGCGGTCCACCTTTGTATCTACCCAGTCCATCATTTCATCAAGACCGGATTCAACCGCTGGCATCTGATCGGTAAGCCAGTCTGCCAGGCTTCTCACGTATGGAGATAGTCTCTCGCCAAATGAGATTTTCACTCCGTCTACTGCGCTCTGCAGTAACGTGATAGAACCCTGCAGGTTATCCATCATCGTTTCAGACATATTAGCTGCCGCTCCGTCTGCATTGTTGATGGCGTCTGCCAACTTGTTATAGTCCTCTTCTGAGGCATTCAAGATAGCAAGCAAACCTTTCTGTGCCTGTGTTCCTGCGATTGTATTTGCCAGGTTTGACTTCTGCTCAGCCGTCATACCTGCCGTAGCCGTCCTTAACTCACCCATCACATCGGATAAATCCCTGGCTTGTCCGTTGGAATCAAAAAAGCTGATGCCTAAGTCTTTCATAGCATCAGCCGCTCCGTTGGTGTTCGTCGATAATCTCGTGAATATTGAGTTGAGTGCCGTACCGGCCATTGTTCCCTTAATTCCAGTATTTGCCATTAAGCCTGTCATAAGGGCAACATCTTCTATGGAGTAACTGAGCGATCCTGCCATAGAGCCTGCATATTTGAAAGTCTCGCCCATTCCGGAGACTGTCGTGTTCGCATTTGATGCAGCCGCCGCCAAAACATCTGAGAAGTGTCCGGCATCACCGGCTTTCATATTGAACGCCGTGAGCGCATCCGTAACAATATCGGATGTCGTTGCCAAATCTTCTCCGGAAGCTGCTGCCAAGCTGAGAATACCTTCGATACCATTCAGCATATCGTCGGTTTTCCATCCAGCCATCGCCATGTAATTAAACGCCTGTGCCGACTCTTCGGCTGTGAATTTCGTGGTTGCTCCCATTTCCTTCGCCTTATTCGTCAATTTGACAAGCTCTGTGCTGGTGGCTCCGCTTATAGCCTGGACCTGTGACATTGCGGCCTCGAAGTCCTTGTATGTCTCTATTGTGTCTTTCAGACCGATACTGACTCCCAGGACCGCTCCGACTTGGAAAATCGGATTTTTCAACAGGTTTATGATCCCTCGAACCGGGGAGGTTATGAGGTCAATCGCTCGCATTGTAACGCTCCACGTTTTCCCTGCAAAACTCCTTAACCCATTACCCAGCGTAGAGAGTACCGGACTGATCCGTTCCTTCGCTTCAAGCAGGACTTCGTACTTTTCTTTCGCCCAGCTTGCCAGGCTCTTTTCGGTTTTCTGAGCTTGCTTGTCAAACTTGGAAACTGTGTCGCTCGCTTTCTTGGCTGAACTATTCGCACTATTGGCCGCTCGTTCCATTTTCTCGAATTTCTTCGTAGCATTGGAGACTCCCGGATCGGTATTATCGACCGTCTCAATAGGAATTTCGATTCTAAGTGTTTCCGCCACCGTCATTACCTCCTTTCTGTGATTCTAGGGTTATCCGCATAGACGCAAGCATGAACGCCTGCACGCCTTTCGGTTTCTCGTAAAATTCATCGGGGGTTATTCCTGTCTTTTGGAATATGTGATGCAACAAGCACATCTTGCCCCCGGCTTCAATTAGTTTTTTGCTACTTCCTCAATGTTGCTCTCGTAGCCGCTGAGGGTGTCGATCGCATCAATAATACGGTCTTTCTCGCCCGCTTTAAGGGTGTACTCGATTACATCCAGGCCGGACATAATCTGAAATCCTTTGCTTTCAAGCGCCTGCCATACCTTCTTGTTGTCCCATAACTTCTCTCTATCCTCTGCGATAGTCGCCTTGTGGATGATTGCTGACTGGTACTTGATACGGTCTGTGTCCTCCGGCATCTTGATACCGAGCTGCTTATTACGAACATACTTTGTAAATTTCTTACGGCACTTGTCGTACTCCTCTGAGCCGAGAGGTCTGATAGAGAATGCAAAAGCGAGCTTGCCGTTTCTGACAATCTCAATTCTCTGTGTTTCCTCTTCATCGGAAGCGAAATCTGCAGCCGCAATCAGACCTGCGATGAAGTCCTCCTCATTCGCTCTGATTACCTGCTTTGTTTCCTCTTCGTTTGTCTCCACTGTACTTACTGCAGGCTGAGTATTCTCCTCAGCTGTTGCCTCGCCTACTGTTACGCCTTTTACAAATTCTTTAGCCATTTGAATGTCCTCCAATTCTTTTTGATTAAATAAAGGGGAACCGCTCCGGCTCCCCTACTGGTTTCGTATGTGGTACTCCTTATCTGTCTACGCCGAGTAACGACTGTAACTTAGGCGGTCTGTTGACAAAGAAGTTCCAGTTTCTCTTGATAACATCGCCGACAGTGACATTCTGAATGTCAATCTGTCCGGAAGGAATACACTCCTTGTAAACCACACGCTCCTCAGAACCATTACGTCCGAGAAGTGAACCCTGGAAGTTCCAGTGCGGCGGGATCTGAGTCTCTAATGCCTCCATGACCTCTACAAAGAACTGGTCGTCCTCTACTACGATCTGAGACATCGTGAGGCTGACAGCAAATGTGTTGGCTGTCTCATGTTCCTGTGCATCTCCAAGCACACTGTACTTAGCATTGTTGTAGTTCACGTTGGAAGTGAACGTATCAACGGTCGCAAGTAAAACGCCGTCCTCGCTGTAGAACGCTCCGTCCTTACCGGTACGTGCGTGTCTTGAATCACCGGCGGCTCTCTCGTTTCTAATCATCGCTTTTTACCTCCTTCTACTCATTGGTGCTGAAACGGAAAATAAAGCTGAGGTAGATATGCTCCATAGAATCCTTGTCGATCACATCGATGTCGAACCATGCGGAGTCTCCGTCTGTTGTGTAAGCAGAACTCTCGCTTACTGTGCAGGCTACCAGCTTGCCTTCCTCTCTCATTGCATCACCGACTGCCTGCAGCTGAGAAATTACAGTTGCTCGACCGTTGGTATCATTGTCTACCTTGCCTACCAGGTTGTCAGAGGTGGTATTGATACGTCTGATAAGCTCGAAACGAGTCTTAACACGGCGAATCTTTTTCCAGCCATCGTCCTGGTTGTCCTTCGGCGTAATGAGGGTATTGATTGCATTATCAATCCACACCTGCTTAGCCTTATTATAGCTGAGTACCAGGCAACCTTTCTTCTCTGCAGCAATCATTTCAGTGTTTGTCAGCTTTTCCTTGATCTCGGAGAAGCCGCTGACTACTGTATGAGTGAGCGAAGAGTTTGCCGCTACTGCGCCGATCATACCAGCAATACGTGCTGCAGTCTGATAACCGTCGATCTCCGTACCCTGCTCATTCACATGGGCATTGAGAACGTAGTGCATCTTCTCGTCATTGAATGAAGCGGCGTGTGCTTCCCTTGTTTCCAGGTCTACCGTGTGCTTCTCAGCAACGACCGCCTGTGTAAGAGATGCCGCATCAAAAATACGATTGATGAAGCTCTGCAGAAGCAGATGTACCGAAGTGTCCTCGGTATCGACACAGATTGTGTTAAACTCATACGCCTCTACCTGCTTAAACGCATTGGAGTAGTCCCCATTCGTTACCTGCGGATCAGTTCCCTTTGTAAACTGGGACTGAGACACGTTCTGTAATGTTACGGTGCCGGACTTGATAACCTCTGCCTTGAAATTCTTGGAAGATGCCAGTGCATCCACAAGGGCATTAGCTTCGTCTGTTCCGGCGGCAAATTCCACCTTCTCAAACTCTGTTGTACCGGCATAAAAAATGCACTCTTTGAGAGTGCTGTCTGAGAGCTTTTCACGGACTGTTACTACAAAGTCCTTTGCTCCGGGATATTTTGCTGTGATGCTTACTGCATCTGTGCTTTCGCTGTCCTGCAACTTGATACTGCCCTGAGTGCCGCCGTTACCGACTCTGCAGGCGATGATCGTCTTTGCGCCACCGGCGATTGCCTCTTTCATTGCATCCGTAGTAAGTGCGGTACCGAATGTTCCTTCGTAGCCATCCTCTGCAGATAACTCGATTGCCTCGTTGAGAGGACCGAAATCTGCACGGAAGATTACTGCGGTAACACCATTCATAACGCCAGCAGCGGCATTTCCGCCTTTCTTCTGAATGTTGAAATAGGTACCAGGACGCACCTTAGTTTCGCCTAAAATGAATGTTCCTGCCATTTCTACTTAACCTCCTTCTGTAAGAACTTGCTTACAATTTCCTTTGCCTCTGATACTGTGTACTCGGCTTTGCCGTCAGTTTTCAGAGCGGCTACAACGCATTCCTGCATTGTGCCGAATACGCTTCTTGCGTTGCCTGCAAGCTCGCTTACTGTGTAAACGGACTCTGCAGGAGCCTTTTTCTCCGGCTTCTTTTCTGCCTTTGTTTCAGCAGGTGCCGGAGTTGCTATTTCCTTAGCCATGCTTTACCTCCTTAACTGTAATTTCCATGAGCTGCCATAAGTACGTGAGGCTTAGCCTTGTACCTAAGCAATCCATAGTGACCTGTGATGAATACCTGGCCTTCCTTCAAGTAGTCAGATTTGTAATTCACCTGCAGTCTCTTGATGAACATAGGCGAATAGTCCAGCATAATTACCTCTCCGTCGAGTGACAAATGGTTGGCAATATCTGCGGCCATCTTCAATCTCACTGTGCTTTCCGGGCACAAAACATGGACGGCAATTCTACCGTCCATCCAAGCTACTGTATTCGTTTCTTCCTGCTTCTCAGATGAAATCAGTCTGCAGTAAACCACCGGCTGATCCGCTGAGGCTTCGGTTATCTCCTCCATCCGGTCATACCCCATCACCAGGCATTTCGGGTACAATTCCTTGATGTACTTATCAACCGCCATTACTGGGTCCGGGTCGGACGTTTCCATAGACGGATATTCCAGGATGTCAAATCTGACTTCACAGCCGATTACAACACCGGCTTTTCCTGCATCCTCGCCCATAGTGAACGCATCCGTTCTCGCCCAGGTAAAGCAGTACGGCGTACCGCCTTCCGGAAGAAGGATCACATCACGCAGGCATTCCTTCACGATAGGCGCTATGTCCTCCGGGAATACATCTGTTGTGTTCTGACAGAATATCGATACCGAAAGACTACCGGCACTGTTTCGTTCTTCGTTTGCCTGCAGGTCGTAGTTGTAAGTTACCATAGGGTACTGCGTTTCACCGCCCCACCCATCCTGTTCGTCGCCCGGTGCTTCCGGACTAAAAACAGCAGGCACACCGTTGTAGGTTGTAAGCCTCTCTGCGAGTGCTGCCGTACTGACGAACCTTTTCTGAATCAGTTCTTCCAGCTTCACTCTGTCGCTCCTTCCTCAGTGTCCTGCTTTTCGATGCCGTAGGTCTTGACCTCCGACATATCGTGTGAATATCGGATTTCCCACTGAGCGTCTACCGCTTCATCAATGGGAATCCGAAAGTGATTAGTTACATTGCCGATACCCGGATGATACTGGACGATCAGCTCCTTCTCGGTGGCTGATGTTACAAATCCGGCTTTACCTTCCGGCCATGTGCGATGCTTGCCATAGACCAAATCGCCCCTGGCAATCTCGCTCAAATCGAAGGTTGCTATCGGCTGTTCTACTACCAGTGCCATATATCATGCCTCCTTAGCCATACGGCTCCTTGTAAATTTTCTCAATTTCCGGGGTTGCCTTCTCCTTGATCTTGTCTACGAATGGTCTTGTCGCCATTTTCTTCGTTCCGTTTTCAAGGTAGCCAGCATACTTCTCTTGGCTTTCCAGCTCTGCAATGATTTGGACTCCGCCACCAGCGGTACTGCCTTCGCTCTTTACCTGGCCATTCCAGTGCATACGGAGATTTCCTGTACGTCTTGCCGGTGGTTCTCCTGGTGCCGAAGCTGTGTAGGTCGCTTTGCTGTGCGGCTTGCGATATGTTCGCCCGCTTCTCTGACCTTTTAGCACTTCCAGTTCTGCGTTTCTCATAGCATTCACTGCCCTAACGCCCCTGGCTACGACTTGTCGGTTGATTTTGGCTACCTGTCCTTTGACTGTTGCCCTTATGGCACTTCCTGCACTCCCTGCTTTTCCATCGTTCCACAGCTTCACTTGACATCCTTCCTTTCCTCGGCGTAGTAGATTGTGGATATACCCAAGCTACCCACCTCGTCCAGGTCGATAATGTAAAACGTGCGATTTCCGAGTATGAGTTTATCGGACTTCTTTGCCTCCGGACTGCCTGCCTGCACAATCGTATGGGTGCAAACACGGTCTCTCGTTGAATGAGATTCCTTCTGTTCCTTCGTGGACTCGGCAAGACATCCTCTGATGATCTTTGAGCCGTCTCCTTTCGGGTCGTTTACTACCCTTCCGCTCGCTGTTACAACCTGCGTATTTGGCTCGACAACAAAATCCTTGAATAAGTTTCCCGGCCTTAAATACATAAATCTCGCATTTATCATCCGTTCCACACCCTCTCGTTTTCGTGCATTCCGGTATGGAAGTAAGGCGGACCATCTACCCCATTTCCGAACCGTGGCACTGACACTGATTCTGCCTGGACCTCTTTTTTCAGCTTGTCGTAATCTTCTTTCCAAAGTTTCGCCCTGCCATTCATATCCAGGCTGAGAGGACCGGTCTTTGTGTTGACCTCATACGCAAAACGACGGCACAAACTTTCAAGAAGCATCAGCTTCGCACGCTTCCACTTATTCGGGTATGCGTCGATTGCTGCTTGTATCTCCTCGTCGGTCAATGCCGTCGTATCTGCCAGGCCCTCTACCATCGTGTCTCCAAGTTCAAACCTCATACGGTCTTTGCCAAACTCCGTGATGTTTCCCGGCTCATATGTGTATGCACCTTTTGACATTAGGTATCAGCTCCCTCCGTAATGCTGTCTGTGGTTGCGTTACCGCCTACGGATTCGTTTGAATTGCCGTCAGCGGAGAATAAAGTGTCGTGCTGTTTCTGAGCCGCTTTCTTGACCGTAGCGCGTGTGTCTAAGGCGTGAAGCAAAATCAGAACGCTGTCGGACTGTACGTTGGCTACTGCCTTTGCACCATCGTCCGCATTCATCTGCAGTACATCGACCACAGACTGAATATCCTCTGCACTGCAGGAAACCGCCGTCACATTGTCACCCTCGCCCTTGACTGTCACGGTAAAACCGGCATTGTCGGAGTTGAACAGTTTAAGCTCTGCGACTGCGGACTGGATCATCTCGTCCACCTGCTCCTGCGTAAATCCTTTGCTTGCATTGGCGACTGCATCGGCCATCATCTTGTCTACCTGCTCCTGCGAATAAAGGGCACCGGACTGTTCCGGTACCCCTGCTTCGTCATTTGCGATTGAGATTACGCCGAGTTTTTCTTCCCTCTCGACATTTAACACAATGTCTGCCGGGATTTCATCCCCTGCGAAGAATTTTCTGCCGCTATAACTGCAGCGTTTCTTTGCAATCAATTTCATGGCGAACCTCCTTATACAGCGTCGCAACCGAAGAATGCGAGATCATCTGCGGTTTTCTTCATGTCGTATGCCATAAGACCCTCAACGAGCTCTGAATGTGTTCCCGGTGCGCCAGGATAATTCAGAATCGGAAGCAAAATTCCATTCTCCAGCATATCCCATGTGAAGATGTAACCTGCAGAAGGCTCCTCGACGGAAGGTGTGTCTGTCGCATATGCTAACAGGAATGAGTTCGGATCCCCGATATATCCCATATCTGCATTCTGTCCTAATCCAGCTTTGTTCTGAACAGTTCTGTCGAGGACAATTCTGTCAATTTCAAAGAGCTGTGCCAGTACGTTAAGATTTACTTTTGCCGGGTTAGGAGTAGAACCGCCGTATTTTACCCTCTCGAGGATTGCCGGGTGCTCTTTTAACGCATTGTAGACGTTTACACCCAATCCAAGTCTGTTAGGGGTGCGGCCGGTTTCCTCATTGATCTCAGTCATTTTGTTCTGGAAGAAAGCGATCGGGTCACTGTTTCCGTTGCTGAACTTGATAAACTGTCCGGATGTAACAGACACGGAATCGGTGCCTGTTGCCTCGTTTTTCCATACTCCTTTGCGCATGAAAGATTTTGAAAACTCTGCATCCTGGTGGATGTTTGCCTGTGTTGCAATCACCTTAGTTCTCTGCTGGCGTGGGTCTTTGGTGTGAGGTCCCTGTCTGCGGTTAAGGTCTGTCTGACGGATATTATCAATACCCATCATCATCTGATCTACGTGGCAGGCATAGTTCTCTGTATGCTCTGAGATTACTGCCGGATCAACTGAACCGTATGCCGGTTTTCTATTCCAGTTATCACGTAACAAATCCTCTTTGTCAAATACATAGTAATTGTCAGAGGACAGCTGCACCGGGCAAACAGGAAACATATTCTTTGCAAAAGATGTTGTTTCCTGCTGATAGTAAGCCAGCGCCATTGTTGAAAGCGCTGTGTGCGGTCTAAATGCACCCTTTGCGATTTCTGCCTGGATGCTTTTCGTTGTTCTTTTCATTTACCATTTCCTCCTTCTTTATTTTGCGGCATTCTTCTGATACTTGGAAATCTGAACTCTAACATAGTCATTCTCAGCTGCATTGCTGAGCGCCACGCCGATCACATAATCTCCGTCAGCTGCCTTTGTTGCTTTTCCTGCGGTTGCAGTTACCTCTTCGCCCTTCTTGATGGCTCCGCCAGCAAGAATGTAGCCGATGTCCTTAATCTGAACATCTACCTGGTCGCCCTTTGCAACCTTTCCGGACTCTGCTCCGGAGATGTCGTTATAGCCTGCCTCAATAATTGCAATGCCTACGATAGGTGCTGTGCCGTCGGTTGCTACGACTACATCTCCATTCTCGTCATATTTGAGAATGAGGTTTCTCACATCGTCGATAGCAGCACCGGCCTGCTCTGCGATTGTTACAGACTGGTTAATCTGTGAGCCGTTGAAGTTTCTCTTTGCCATGGTCTTTTCCTCCTTCCTTAAAATCCTTCCTCAGCGTCGTATGCGTCCATAAGGTCCGGGTTATC